GTAAGTAATCAGCCCAGAGCGGTACTCGACTCGCATGCTGTCGGGGCTACCGGGCTTTTCATGGCGGCGGTAGTACACCGCGTTGACCTTGACCCACTGCTCCGGAATCGCAGCCGCCATCACAGGTAGCGTCGAAGCCGTGCGGTCGATCTTGATTTCACGAGGAGGCCAGATGTACCCGCAGTCCATGCACTCCATCGCTGCCGCATGAACGATGCTCTTGCACTCGGGGCAGGTCTTGGTGGGGGCTTCTCCTGCCTCATCGCTACGTCGCGGCTTCTTGGGATTGATGCGGTCCACTGGCCCATGTCGGGCGACGTTGCCTGCGAAGTCCAGCACCAAGCAGTCCTGCTTCCCATCGTGGTTACGCATGCCACGGCCCATGATCTGTACGTAGAGTCCAACGGACTGAGTAGGCCGGAGCAGCGCAATCAGGTCCACAGACGGCGCGTTAAAGCCCGTGGTGAGTACGCCCATAGAGGCCAGCGCCTGAATGCGCCCCGCCTTGAAGTCCGCCACAATGCGATCACGCTCGGCTTTAGGGGTATCCCCAAAGATCGTCTCGCAGGTTATCCCGTGGCTACGGACGAGATCGGCAATGTGGGTCGCGTGGGATACGCCCGCACAGAAGAGCAGCCATGACTTACGCTGTTGCCCAAACGCCACAATCTCTTTAACGGCAGCGCGGTTCACATCGTCCTTGTCTACCGCCCGCTCCAGTTCTCCGGCCACAAACTCGCCGCCTCGGGTGCTGACCCCGGTGACATCCAGCCGGGTCTTGGGTTCCTTGGAGACGAGCTTGGTTAGGTAGCCCTGCTTGACCATATCGGCCAAAGAAGCCTCGTAGGAGATGTCCGTAAAGAGGGCATCCTTACCGGAGCAAAGCAGCCCGCTGTCCAAGCGATATGGTGTAGCCGTCAACCCAATCACCCGCATGTGAGGGTTCATCACCTTCAGGGTCTTAAGGAACTTTTGGTACATCGTATTGGTCTTACGCGGAATAAGATGCGCTTCGTCGATAAGACACAAATCGACCTTCGTAAACTTGGTCGCGTGTTTGTGCACCGACTGTATCCCAGAGAATACGATTGACGGCTCAAAGTCGCGTTGATTTAAACCGGCTGAGTTGATGCCCGCGTTGGCCTCGGACCACAGTCGTTTTAGCTCGTCGTAGTTTTGCCTGATCAGTTCCCGTACGTGGGTCACGACCACGATCTTGCAGTCGCCCCAGTTGGTTAGCACCTGTCTACAAAATTCAGCAATGACGAAACTCTTGCCGGTGCCGGTGGGCAGAACGATCAGCGGATTGCCATCGTACTCTTTGAAGTATTTAAACGTGTACTCAATGGCTTCGTTTTGATAGGGGCGTAAAGTAATCACGAGTTAAGTCCTGACCTTGGCATTTTTTTCAGTATGTATTGAGCAAGTTTCTGTACTTCAAGAAATTCAGAAGTAGAGTTGCTAAGAAGCATGGCGTGTGCGTACACATCCAGCGCCTTCAATACCAAATACATTTCCTCATTAGAGAATGTGAATTCATCATCGTCCTCTATGAGCAGCTCCGGTTTGTCCATTTGCTTCCATCGCTTAACGTGTATTCCACCCAGCCCTCACCGTAATCGGTCTGCTCACCCGGCACAAGATTAGGGTGAAAGAGATGGTCGTCGCAGTCTTTACGTTGCATAGAGTCGGTTAACAAGTGGTCATGCTTTTCGCACTTCCAAGTACCCTCTGGCAGCGGAGTTGAGTACATACAGGTTCGGCACGATTTCTGCGTCGGCATCTCGCTGTTATGGCAAAAACCATGGAACGAACAATACTTGCACTCATGCCATGCGGGGTCGCTTGAAACCTTGCTCGGCGGTCGTGATGCAAAAATGATGCGCTTGGCTTTGTCGATAAACTTCTGCGCGTCGCCTTCGGAGTACTCGGTGCGGATGCTTACGATGTCTCGCACACCGGGACTGCCTACAGTCATGTAATGACGCTCGGCTTTGAAGTAGTGCATATACACTTGAGCCTGAGCGTAGTAGACGTAATCCCACTCTCTGAGTGTGTTCTCTTCGCCCTTGCTGATCTTTAAAGCAGAGATCTTTTTAAACTTCTGCTCGTTAACAATCTTGCATTCCCATACGTGAAGTTTCTTGGGAGATTGCAAAAGACCTGTGATGAGTCCGTCACAGTTGCCACGGAAATGACCGCCGTGATCTTGGAAACTGTGCTGGACACCGGGTTCCTTTTCCGTGGAAAGATTCACTCCGGGTATGAGCCGCAGCCAATCTGCCAATACCTTTTCGCCCCGATGCCCATCTTCAATTCGTCTTAGGCCAGAGGCTTCAATAAAGCCCTTCTTGGCCCAGCGGAAACTTAACCACAGTTTACGCTCACAGTTTTCACCAATGCTAGAGGCACCGAGATATATGCGATCAGATCTAAACTGCGCTTTCTCCAAGGCAGCGTCTAATGCAAGCAATGTCGGGTCTTGTAAATTAGGTAATTTGACCATGATTTAAATCGGCATGACACCCCAGAGTGCGCTCAGCTGGGGGGAATTTAAATGACACCCTGAGGTGCCATGCCTACCTGTTACTTCTTATTCCGTTCCCAAGGCTTTGCAACGCTCGCAGCCGGAGCTGCGGGAGCCGGAGCAGTCGCGGTGGGGGCTGCGCTTGCCGGGAAGTACTTCGCAGTATTCTGCAAAGAACCATCCTTGCTTTCGGAAATTTTCAGCACAACCTTGATCGGCTTCATGTGAAGCTGCTCAGAGTCCTGAAGCGACACAATCCCAATGGCATTGCAAATTGCAGAGAGTTGCCGATTGGCAATGTCTACTGCCTTCGCGTTGTCATTGAAAAGATTGAGTCTCTCAAAGAACTTGCCACGAACGGGGCCGCTCAGGATGTCGAACTCCAACCAGAGATACTGGCCGGTGCCTGACTTGGTGGTGCGCATGTCGCTGTTCACGACTTGCATGGTGTATTCGCCCGCAGGTCGCGGCTCATAACCGCTTTGCTGTGGGGCAACTTCTGAAGCATTAAAGTTTAACTTTGCCATTTTACTCTCCTACGATTTGGCTCATTGAATTTCCGAGGGCTTCAGCAAACTTGCCGTAGTCCAGCGGTAGGGTGTCGGGCAGCGACCAACGAGACTTGGCTTGCCAGCCCGGACGTTCTTGGGTGTAAAGCACTCGGTTCCCCGTGCCGATGGCGCGAGTTACCTTTTGATTGAAGCCGACATCCGACTTCACTGTGCTGTACTGCTGATTGGCGAACATCATAATGTCGCACCACTCGCTCACCAGACTTGCGCTGCTGTGATGCAGGTCAAGCTGATAGCGGTCATACGGATCAGCAAGCGGGTCATCAAATCTGCGAACCTGCGAGTGTGCAAGCAAAATGATTTGCATGTTCTTGTCAGAACGCAGATGGTCAAACCCGTCAAGCAACTGTCGCCAGTAATCGGCAGCGGCTTTGTAGCCACGCCCATAACCGATGGCATCAATGGTCTTGACGTTGTTGTCTTGCGCAACACGCTTTTGGATGAGCTGCTCGGCCCAGTCCGCGCTATCTAGCACGACGGTTTGAAAGTCGTGACTCTCTCCAGCGAGAACGCCGATACACTCCAGAATGTCATCAAAACTTTGGCAGAGCGGGAACGCTGTTGCAGAGACAGCATCAAGGCCCTCTTCGGTCTGGATGAACACAGGCTCCGGGGCTTGCGCCGCGAAGGTTGATTTACCGATGCCGTGCGTGCCGTACAAAACAATACGCGGCGGACGAGCGGTGCCAGTCTTCTTGAGACTAGCAAGTGATATAGCCATGGTTAAACTCCTAATTCAATTTTTACGTAGGTTTTAGCGGGAACAACAGTGAGCGCACTGCTCAGGATTCGATAGAGCTGCGGTTCGTTGTTAGCGAGGTACTTGACCCCGGTCACATCGACTTCGCGGACTATCTTCACCGGGTGCATTGACGCTGGAATCTTCGATGCAACACTCGCATCAAATAGTTTCCAGTCGATCTTGCGGATGAGCTTGCCTTCAATGGTGATCTTGTAATCACCAACGGTGTGCTTCTGTTGCCCCTCTTCTTTGGAACCGAGGACAGCAATCAGTTCTTCTTCCAATTCAATCCGCTTTGCTTTGGCTTCAGACTCAGCCTGCTTCGCGGCCCAAAGATCATTTGCAATTTCAGTTTCATTTCGCATATTCACATCTCCTCATTGACTGGCTAGGCCAGTGAGACGGACGATACACCCCCTTGTGACGGAATGCAATAGGTGGCAAGATGTCACTCGTTAGGGGGCTAACGGAGGATGTAATGACCCTGAATGACTACTTAAAGCAAAGAAACTTGACACACGAGGAATTTGCTGAACTGCTAGGCTGCAACCGAACCACGGTCACCAAGTGGCTTGACGGTTCACGAGTCCCCTCTGCTCGCTGGGCGCAGATGATAGAGGTGCGCACCGAAGGGAAAGTCAAGGCGAAAGAGTTGCGTTTGCCGCCTTCTAGGGGCAGTGGACAAAGACTCTACGGCGTGATTGTGACCCGTGGCCTGACGATCCAGCAGGCAGCGCGTCTGATGAGCATGTCTCGCAACACTCTTGCGGCGTACATCAAAGATCAGTCAAAGCCCTCTCGTATGCACTTGGCTAAGATCCGCCACCACTTTGGAGTATCTGTATGATTGATATTGTTTTTCACGGCACACCGATTGGTAAAGCCCGTCCGCGCTTTGGTCGCGCCAAGAACGGCAACGTCGTAACCTACACGCCAACCAAGACCCGACAGTTTGAACGCGACTTTAGATCGCTCGCTCAAGTTGCGATGATTGGGAAGACCGTGTTAGAAGGTCCTGTCAAGGTTACGATCACGGCGTACTTCTCCCACAAGACCAAGACGGGATGGCACGTTTCCCGACCCGACCTTGACAACATTATCAAGGCAGTTCTCGACGCGCTGAACGGTATCGTCTTTGACGATGATGCTGCCGTGTGTGAACTTGTCGCTTCAAAAAAATACGACGACAACGAACGGGTTGAGGTTCAAGCAATCAATGTCTGAGGAATAC